AGAGAGGTGCAAAAGAAAGTCGCAGAAGCCGAAAAGAATAAAGACCCATACAGAGCCGACATCCGAGCAGATGATTGGATCGGGAACCTAGTTGCCGAGCATTTCAATCTTGACCTAGACAAACCAAAGGACAAGGCAAAGGTAAAAACAATCGTGGCAGCTTGGATAAAGTCCAACAGCTTGAAGATTGAGGAGGTGCCGTCAACAAGGCATGGACGGGATGTAAAGGCTGTTATTGTCGGTGAAATGGTTAATTGGGATGAAGTCTAAGAAATTCCACAGTTCCACAGTTAAGAAAAACGCAACTGTGGAACTGTGGAAATCAACAATATCAATGGGTTAGAAAGCAAATGAGCGTAGCAGCTTCCACAGTTCAAACACAAAAAAACCGCCTCTGCTGGGCGGTTCGGGACTGTTGCATATTTGCAACCACAGTTGTTTTGCTGAATTTCCTACGGAAATTATCGAACTACTGTGGAAGTGTCAACCCAGCAAAAAGAAAAAAAGAACCAAAAAAAGAAAAAGGCTTCGCCAACAGCGAAAAGCCCTTGGCTTTCTTAGCTGCTTTGACAGTACAGAATGCCAAAGCCACAGGTTTTCCCTTCGCTTACGCTAGGGAAAATCAGTGGCATTTTGAAAGAAGCCTGTAAAACCAAGGTCAGAAGAGAAAGAAAAGAAAGAAAAGAAATCGTGGCAACAATGAAGATCGTAAGGAGATGTGGAACATGGGACAAAAGCAGCAGATGAAGAAACCTGGCAGGCAAGTAAGGCAAAAGAAGTCGGATAGAATATTGCATGGCAGTCAGTCCAAGGATGCCATCTTGTGTGATTATGCTTTGGCACCAGTAGATCGTATGGCGATTGAGATGGATAAGAAGTGGGGGACTGATGTGCTGCCCGAGCTGGTCAGTGTCTCGATGTCGCAAAAGTATGGGAGTGCTGTGGCCAAGATGAATGCGGCAGTTGAGGCAGGCGATCCAGAGGAATGCAAGAAGAGAGCCGAGGTTGTCGTAAGGGGTATGAAAGCGATGGATGCCGAGGCCGAACGTGTGGGGGCGCAGAGAGCGTCTACGGACGTTTGGGAGATAGAGGTCAATGGAAAGGTTTACGGCGTTATGAGGGACGGCAGATCGTGGCGCACGATAAAGAAGCAGCGGCCTGAGCTTGAGCTGCTGACGCTGCGTGAGGTGGCGTTGGCGTATCAGTTCTGGCAAGAGAGTAAGATTGAGGAGTTCGAGCAGGCGGCGAAGAAAAGCTTTCCAGGTGCCGAAGTCGTCAACATAACAGGAAAAACATTTGATGATCCTATCCCGTGGTGATAACGTGATGGCACTTGATCGCACAGAGCTTTACCCATTTCCTTCTGTGCAATCTGCCTCACTTAACTGGCCCAGCATTGCGCTGGGCCTTTTTTCTGAGTACACTTCCAAAAAACATTGAGGACTAACATGGCTAAGAAACCTGTAAAGATTGACGCAGACCTGATGCACAAGATTGCAGACAGGTTGGCTGTAGGTGAAACACTCAAGGACATACTGAAGTCAGACAGCATGCCAACGTACCAAGGCGTGATGCAAGCTGTGCTGCGTGATGATGAGCTGTACGAGATATATCGTAAAGGCAGGGTCATGCAGTCAGAGTATTTTACTGACCACATCAACAGCCTGGCAGTGTCGCCATTGCCTGAATTTGAGGACAACAGGCTTGCCAATGCAGAGGTGCAACGGCGCAGGTTGGAGATTGACACGTTGAAGTGGACGCTAGCGCGTAACATGCCTTGGGGTGTGCGTGACAAGAAAGAGGATCAGCCACAAGCTCAGACGTTTACAATCAGTTGGGCTGGTGGTGATGTTGCGTTCAATCCTGTCGCTGATGAAGAACAAGACGACGACAAGCAGGCGACGAAGCATTGATGCAAAATCATGTGTATATTACACATCCTGTCGTTGACAGCTACGCGCGTGAGGCAGGCGGCTGGATCACCTCGGCATCGGGGCAGATCGAGCAGCCTCGGCAGGGTGGCAACCACTACATCTTGTGGTTTGCGTTTGATGCATGGCTCCGTCTGATATTTTCTGTAGCAATATCAATAGCTTATAAAAGTTTTAACATAATAGCTATTATACGACTGGGGTTAAGCCATGCATTTTGCGAATACCGCACCCCCACCCCCCCTGACAATCGCCGCCACTTTCTACCACGTATATCACCCGACTGGAGTATACGTTTTGTCTGACAGCCTAACAACCGAGCAGTATGCAATGCTCAACCACCTAGAAGCCTTACGCCACGGCATCCTCACCTCACCCTCGGTGTCAAAGCAGCTAGAATGCGCAGTGTTGCTTATTGATTTGTATGAGGCTATCTTGGAGAGACATGGGATACTGATTTACGAAAATCAGGAAGAGGTCACAGAGCATTGACGCATATTGAGATACCATATGAGCCTAGACCGTTGCAGATGTCGTTGCACAACGAGATGCAGGAGAAGCGTTGGGGTGTTGTGGTGTGTCATCGTCGATTTGGCAAGACGGTTTGGGCGATCAATCATATCTTGCGGCATGCGTTGCTTTCTCAGAAACAGAACCCCCGCTATGCCTATATGGCACCCACCTATCGTCAGGCGAAGAATGTAGCCTGGGATTATATAAAACATTTTGCAGGTGGCATACCGAATGTGAAGTTTCACGAGACTGAACTGCGGTGCGATCTGCCGACAGGGGCGAGAATATCGCTTCTCGGCGCTGAGAACCCTGACAGCCTGCGCGGCATTTATCTTGATGGGTGCGTGATGGATGAGGTCGCCGACATGCCAGAGAACGTGTTTCCTGAAGTTCTTAGACCTGCGCTGTCGGATCGTAAGGGGTTTTGTATTTTCGTCGGCACTCCCAAGGGGCATAATGCGTTTTATGATTATTATGAGCAGGCGACTGGCGACGATGATTGGTTGTCGGCTGTATACAAGGCGAGCCAGACTGGGCTGCTTGACGATGAGGAATTGGAAGCAGCCAAGCGGATGATGACGCATGATCAGTACATGCAGGAGTTTGAGTGTAGCTGGAATGCGAATGTGCCTGGTGCGATTTATGGCGCTGACTTGGAGAAGATTGCGACTGCTGGGCAGATTACGAAGGTGCCTTATGATCCGACTGCCAAGGTGGACACGTGGTGGGATTTGGGGGTTGGAGATAGCACGAGCATATTGTTTACGCAGACGATTGGTCGGGCTGTTCATGTGATTGACTACTATGAGAATAGAAACCAGGGCTTGCCGCATTATTGTCAGATATTGAATGAGCGGAACTATTTGTATGGGACGCACAATGCCCCGCATGACATTGAGGTTCGGGAGCTTGGGTCTGGGAAGTCTAGGCGGGAGACTGCTTGGGATTTGGGACTGAATTTCCGTGTTGTGCCTAAGCTGCCTTTAGAGGATGGGATACATGCTGCGCAGATGCTGATACCGCGTTTGTGGTTTGACCGTGAGAAGTGCAAGCAGTTGTTGGAGTGTTTGCGGCAGTATCATCGGGCGTATAATGATAAGAGCAGGACGTTTCGAGCGAACCCTGTGCATGATTGGAGCAGCCACGCTGCTGATGCGTTTCGGTATTTTGCAGTAGGGCTGCGAGAGACTGGCACGAGCTATAAGGCACCGCAGACGCAGGCGGTGATGGATTATGACCCGTTTGCCGCTTGAGTATAGATTGGCTGCGCAGCTTGACGTGGTTGCTGTGACTGACTTGTGCGAGGAGTTTCACGGTGCTTCTTATCAGAAGACGGTGCCGTTTGACTGGGATATTATGGTGGAGTGGGTGAGTGATCGAATTGACGACGATGGTAGTTTGGTTCTTGGGGCTTGGTCTGGGAGTGATCTTGTCGGATGTGTTATAGGATTGACGTTTGTGCCGCCATATAGCGAAAGGGTAGTCGCAGGCGATTATATCTGGTATGTTAGGCCAGAATACCGTGGCGGCATGGTTGGTGTGCGGCTGATGAAGATGTTTGAGGATTGGGCTGTTGGTGCTGGTGCTGCGCAGATTTTGACAGGCGCGACATCTGGCATTAAGAGTGAAAGGGGCGCTGCGTTGCTGGAGCGTCTGGGTTTTGTTCCTACGGGGATGAGTATGTATAAGGATGTTTAATTATGGGTGGTTTTTGTGGAGGTGGTAGAGCTGCGGTTCAAGGAGCGACATCTACGGCGCGTGATCCTGCTGTTCGTCGGACAGGCACAAACACGGGGACGCAAACTCGCGGATCGTCCCCCCGTCCACCGTCACGAAAGCCCTCACAATTTGAGCGGACTGTGTATAACGTGACAGGAAATATTGCTCGTGATTTGACAATGGGGCTTTCTACGTTTGGTCAGAGTAAGGATAAGCAGGCTGAGACATTGCGCAGCCGTGGTTACTCTGATGATGTGATCAGCGACTACCAAGCTCGGACTGAAGCAACAAAGGCGCGAGCTGCACAACAGAACATGCGCACAGAGTATGGCAATGATGACCGCCGCCCAGCTCCTACGCCTACGCCTACGCCTACACCGCCACCAGCTCCAGTGACGACAGCTCCTACAACGCCAGCACCAACTCCTACGCCACCGCCTGCTCCTACAGCGCCCACTCCTATTGCAGAGGCTCCAGTTACGACAACTGCGACATCTGCGCCTGTCACGCCTGGCGGTGCGCCTGAGCCTGTTACGGTTGGTCAAACGTCTGCCGCGTCTGGCGAGATGGACGCTGCTGCCATTGAGGCTATTGCAGAGGGGCCAGCGGAGAAGAAGGTTGCTGAGACAGCGCGTAAGGGTCGTCGTGCGACGATCCAGACAGGGCCGCAGGGTTTGCTGACAACAGCTCGAACACGCCGCCGTAGGTCATTGATGAGCGGTGACGAGCCTCGCGGTTTGATCACATGATGTACCGCAGCCCACAGAACATTGCAGGTGAGATGGGGCGCAAGTCGTCCCAGCCAGCCAAGCGGCGTTTTGACATGACTGTTGATCCGTTAGAGCGTTTGAACCAGAAGATGGCAGGGCGCATGCAGGGCGGTGCTGTTGAGGGAAAAGAGAAGCGCAAGAAGCGTTCTATGTTAAATAGTATTGGAATGATGTAATGGCACAAGTAAATCCGTTGATTGCGCAGCTAGACCGTAGATATAGAACATTGCAGTCTCAGCGGTCTAATTGGGAAAAGCACTGGCAGGAGCTTGCGGATTATATGTTGCCGCGCAAAGCGGACATTACGAAAAAGCGGACGCAGGGCGATAAGCGGACAGAGTTGATTTATGACGGCACGGCTGTTCATGCAGTTGAGCTGCTGTCGTCGTCGTTGCATGGTATGCTGACATCACCCAGCACACCTTGGTTTTCGATGCGGTATCGTGATCCTGCGTTGCAGGGCGATGATGCTGCAAACGAGTGGTTAGAAGTCTGCATGGATCAGATGTATCAGGCGTTTAACCGCTCAAACTTCCAGCAAGAGATACATGAGCTGTACTATGATTTGGTCGTGTTTGGCACGGCTGCTTTCTATGTTGAGGGTGATCGTGAGGGTTTGCGGTTTAGCGCACGTCACATTGCAGAGGTGACTGTTGCTGAAGATGCCAACGGCAAGGTTGATACGGTTTATCGTAAGTTTAAAATCACTTCTCGTGCTGCTGCGCAGCGTTTTGGCGAAGAGAACCTGCCCACGCAGATGACGAAAGACTTAAAAGACGATCCGCACAAAGAGCATGACCTTGTGCATGTTGTCTATCCGCGTGGCGAAAGCAAAGGTAGGCTTGCTAAGAACAAGCCTGTTGCGTCAGTTTATTATCATTTGGATAGCAAGAAGCTTATCTCTGAGGGTGGCTTTGATGACTTCCCGTTCATGGTGCCGCGCTTTGTCAAGGACAGCGTAAGCACTTATGGGCGTTCGCCTGCGATGAATGCGCTGCCTGACGTTAAGATGGTCAACAAGATGTCTGAAACGACGATCCGTGCGGCTCAGAAGCAGATTGACCCACCGTTGATGGTTCCTGATGATGGATTTGTTTTGCCAGTTCGCACAACGCCAGGTGCGTTGAACTTCTATCGCACGGGCACACGGGATCGTTTGGAGCCGTTGCAGATCGGCGCGAATAACCCACTAGGTTTGAACATGGAAGAGCAACGGCGCAATGCGATCCGTCAGGCATTCTATGTAGATCAGTTGTTGATGTCACAAGGCCCAGCGATGACAGCGACTGAAGTGTTGCAGCGCAATGAAGAGAAGATGCGGTTGCTCGGGCCTGTACTCGGACGGTTGCAGTCCGAGTTGTTGCAGCCTCTTATTTCCCGCTCCTTTGCGCTGCTGCTCAGGAACGGACTACTCCCAGCCGCTCCTGAGCAACTACAAGGTCAGGACATTGACATTGAGTATGTAAGCCCACTGGCAAAGGCGCAGAAGCTGACTGACTTGCAGTCTATGCTGCGCGGGTTCGAGGTCATGATGCAGGTTGCTGAGATTGCGCCTGTCATGGATTACTTGGACAGCGACAAGCTTGTGCAATACTTGGTTGAGGTTACTGGCATTCCAGCGCGTGTGATCCGCAGCGACGATGAGGTTGCGCGTATCCGCAGGCAGCAGGCGCAGGCGGCACAGCAGCAGCAAGAGATGGAGCAGCAGATGATGTCGGCTGAAGCGGCAGGTCAGGTTGCGCCACTGGTTAAGGCTGTAGGTGGGCTTGAGCAGTGAAGAAAATTGAAGACTTAAAACTTTCCTATCGACGGACGTTCAACACGGACGATGGAGAAATTGTATTGAGTGATCTTAAAACCCGCTTTGGGTTTGAGACAACCACTTATTCGGACAATCCTTACGAAAGTGCATTTAACGAAGGTCAACGAGCAGCAGTGCTGTTGATTGTCCGTATGTTGACCGAAGGAAAGGACACCTCATGAGCGAAGAGGTAATGGATACAGGTGGAGCGGAAGCCCCAGTAGCAGAAGCGGCACCAGTTAGTTTTTTAGACAGTTTGCCAGAAGACTTGCGCAATGAACCAAGTTTGCGCACGTTTACTGACCCTGGCGCGTTGGCAAAGAGTTATGTCAATGCCCAGCGCATGATCGGCGCAGATAAGATTGCGCTGCCAGGTAAATCTGCAACTCCTGATGAGTGGAGAGAGGTTTACAACAGATTAGGTGCGCCAACAGAAGCAAGTGGTTATGAGTTTGATGGTGATATTCCTCTTGAGGAGAATTATCTAAACTCGTTCCGCGAGCATGCATTGAATGCAGGTTTGCGCCCCAGCCAAGCAAATGAGATGATGAACTTTGTGCGCAGTACGATTGAGGGCATGAATGAAGGCATGTCGCAGGGCGCAGAAGAGGCTCGCTACGCAGGGGAACAAGAATTGCGACAGGAGTTTGGTCAAGCGTTTGAGCAGCGCCTAGAGCTGGCTCAGATGGCTGCTAAGAACCTATTGGGCGGCACAGAGATGTTTGACAACATCCAATTGTCTGACGGGCGCATGTTAGGCGATCATCCAGACATCATTCGCATGTTTTCTAACCTTGCCTCACAGATTGGCGAAGACAATTTGGCAGGCGAGACAACTGAGTTAATTATGACCCCAGAAGAGGCATCACGGCAAATTGCAGAGATGACTAGACGAGATGGGCCATATTTTGATAGGATGCACCCAGAGCATGAAACTTACGTTGCAGAAGTATTGCGGCTTAGGGAGTATATGTAGTGGATAACCGCGAGGCCCACGAGCAAGCTTGTAAGTCAAGCGGAGTAGCTGCCCTAAGCAGTAGCACGGCCCCATATGGGACAACCAAGCGCAGCAAACCTAAAACTGAAACTGTAAGGGGATGACGAAATGTCTACTC